CCTGAGAAATTTGCGGAGTTTAAAAATAATAGGTTATTGCGGATAGTTGAAGGTTCCATTTCAGGGACGAATGTGGATATTGCTCGGGTTTTATATAAGCTTTATAAGAATGAGTGGGCTTGTATTTCAGTTAGGACACAGAAGTGGTATCGATTTGAGAATCATGTGTGGGAGGAGGATGAGTGTGGCATTCAGTTGCGAATGAAAATAAGCAATGAGTTGGTCAATGAGTATTTGAAGTTGGTTGTTCAATATAATAAGAATATTGAGAGATTAGAAGAGGATGTATTGAATGAGATGGACAAGAAGAAGAAATTTGAGATAACACAGAAGATAAAGGTCATCGAGAACAGAATAAATTTAGTAATCGAGATAACGAATAAATTGAAGACGACGTCATTCATTGATAACGTTATGAAAGAGTGTAAGGGTATTTTCTATGATAAGGTATTTCTTGACAAGTTGGATGAGAATCATTACTTGATTGGTTTTAAGAATGGGGTTCTCGATTTAACTACTGGGAACTTCCGCGATGGATTCCCGAGTGATTATATATCATTGCGCTGTAATGTGAACTATGTAAAATATCGCGAGGATATGGAATATTTGGATGATATCAACGATTTTTTGAGGAAAATACATCCTAAGCCCGAATTGCGAAAATATATGCTTACATTTGTTTCTTCGCTTTTGGAAGGCCATAATGCGGATGAATCATTCCATTTTTGGACGGGTTCCGGTGGTAATGGAAAATCTAAGTTGAATGAATTGCTCGTGGGGGCCCTTGGGAATTATGCGATTAAGTTCCCGATTACACTTTTCACGCAAAAGAGAGGCGCAAGTAATTCGGTCAGTCCGGAGATTGTCGAGAGCAAGGGGAAGCGCTATGCTTATATGGAGGAGCCAAGTGAGAATGAGAATATTAATATCGGTTTAATGAAGGAATATACGGGTGGTGATATAATTAAAGGGCGTGGTTTATGGTCCAATTTTCAGGAATTTAAACCGCAATTTAAACTGGTTCTATTTTGTAATGACATGCCCAAGGTTCCTTCTGATGATCGGGGAACATGGCGCCGTATAAAAGTCCTACAATATTTAAGCAGTTTCGTCGATAATCCGGTGGAGGAGAATGAATTTGCGCGGGATAAGCAGTTGAGCGAGAAAATGCCGAAATGGCGGGAGACCTTTATGTCGATAATGGTTCATTATTATTTTACGGAATATAAAGTTAATGGATTACAAATTCCGCGGGATGTTGAGATTTTTACGACGGAATATCAGAAGGATATGGATATGTATGTCGATTTCATAGAGAAGTTTTTAATTCGGACAGATAAGAAAACTGATAAAATTAGTTTTCAAGAGATTCACGACAATTTTAAGGCGTGGTTTCAACAGAATATGAATTCATATAAATTTCCGGTAAAGAATGAAATGAAAAAGCACTTCGAGAAGAAATATGGTAAAAAGAATTGTTCTACTACGCATTTGATTGGATTCATTAAAAATAATGAATACGACAATGATGATGAAGAAGTTCTTATCTAATAATTATTGAACGAATTTAATGATGACAAATTCGAGAATGAATTATTAATTTGATTCGCGATGGAATTGTATGTTTCAGGATAAGCGTCTCGTGTGTATATGGCCCCATAATAAATAATCATTATTAATAATAATATGAAAAATATACTAATCATAGCCTGTAATGAAGTTATAATCTTATTTTTTTGCTCGAATTCTACATTATTTTTAGCAATCTCTTGGTTCGCCTCATTTATTTTATTGTTCAGGTCCTCTAATTTATCTGTGGATGTTTGGATGTTTGAACTTGTTGAAGCAATGAGGCGGTTCTTATCAGAAAGTAAATTCTTCGAACTTTTATGAGAATACCGAATATTATTTAAGAGTTCGTTATATTGGTCCAATTGATCTTTTTGTAGATTTGACATTTGATCTCTCTCTTTTTTTTGCTTGTTCTCAATATATCTTGAAGAAGCGGCCGCTTCATCAAGATTATCATTAATCGCGGTTAATCGGACTTCCAATTTATCAATATTTGTCTTAGTTGAATCTATCGTATTCTGTTGCTCTAAGATTGCGTCTCTTAATACACTTTTTGATTTGCTTTTTATACAGGAATCTTCAACACATGAATCTACCTTATATACTCTATAAGATCCTATCATATTTCCTACATTATCTACTAATGGATTATATGTTGAATTACCCATTGTACACATACCCGTCGATTTTAGTGAATTATTAGATGGATTGTCCGGTAAAAAAGCAATATAATTGAATTTAGAACCACTCGTATCTAATGTACTTGGTGAATTATTTACATTGGCAGCATTAAAACAGAATTCCAATGATTTTTTACCAAAATCTGTATTAAATCCTTTATTTGCTAAATTGCTCGGGTTTATTGTTCCAATATAATAATTTGCCATTTGTATTATATATATTATATATAATATATTTTCTGTATTTTATTGAAGGTTAAAAACTTAAATCAAATGATGGTTTCTCAGCGAATTTAACATTCTGTGTCAAAAACTTCATAAAGTCTGTAAACTTCACTTGTATAAAATTATTGTATCCATTTGGAGGAGGATACTTTTCTTTGAATTGATTTGATCCAAGAACATATTCGTAAAATTCATTATACACTTTTGTAAGACTACCCTTTCGCAAGATTACTGAATTTATCTTTTTCAACCATTTCTGATAAATATCTTTGGGGATTTCATCTCCCAAAAAGAAGTTCCACGTATCTACCAAAAATATTGACGCATTTTTACCACTCTTCGAACGAATATCATTATATTTTGAGCATTTAACTTTAATATTATCTTCGAAGTCGGCAGTTAATGGAAGTCCAATATTTTCCCAAACAGGTAAATTATATGTTGAAGAAACGTCTTCTAAATCAGTAATATTTAACTTCTTTAAAAATTTGGGGTCATTCAGATTCATTCCATTCTTCATCATTAGACCCATACATGAAGTAAAAAATAGATAAAGCATAATATTATTTAAACTATTCATGGACCTATTCATCTCTTCTGGAAAAACGACAATTCCATTTCCAGTGTCAAACTGTATACTTCCGATGGGGATCGGGTAAACTTGCTCAGGAGGAGCGGATCCATCATAATAATAAAATGGCCCATTTGAATTTAATATTGAAAGATTGAACTGTCGATTATCTATTATTGAATTTTCTTCTTCGGCTTCCTCACCTTTACATACGGGAGGAATGATATCATTGTATACTTGTTTTGCGACATTCTCATATTGTTGAATACTTCCCATAATAGGTTTTAAAAACTGACGTATTTTCATTTTATTATGAATTACGACTACATATATAATATATGCGACGATGAGTAAACTGATGAGTCCTAGGGATATATATGGTCCAACCACTTGATAATACATCAATATCAATATTAAAATAATTAGTGGAAGAAATACAAATGAGCCCTGCATTGTCCTCTTAATAAATAACTGTTTATTAGAGGTTTCGTTATTCAATTCGATTTCGCGGGATTTGAGAACAATATTATCCTGTATTTTTAATAGGTCATCCGCTTGCTTATTAAGTTTTTTATTCCTTGAAGATAATATAAAATCATGGTTCTTAATGGCTTCAGTAGTTGAATTATATATTTGCGCTTTCTGATTATAATTATCAGTCAGATTTCTAATAATTTCATTCAGATTGTTTTGAACGGTGGTTGTAGATGTATCATACTTATTCTGTTCATAATTTGTGAATTTTTCATTTATTTGTTTTATGTCTTGATTGAATGTTGAGTCTTGAGTTTGTGAATTCATTCTATTTATATTATTAATAGAATTATTTATATTCGCACATTTCGCAAAATTACCATCACTATAAATAGAAGCGTTTAATTTAAAAACAGATACTGGATAATTTTTAAAATCTTTATTAACTCCTTGACAAATTGACGTTTGACTTGTATCATATGCGCCCTGATTTGTAAATATTGTCGCATTTGTTGTAGTTGATACGAATATATTGTAATTGCTACCATCTGAATAATAAGCAAAATAAGCGTCCTGATTAGGTAGAATATTATATTGGAATATATAATTTGTTGCGTATTTTAATGGGTCCTCTGATATTGGGATTATTCCAATTGGAGCAATCGAATTTTTTAGAAGTGTATTTATATTACAAGTATAATAAGCAGGTGTTGTAAATATTGCGGATGCTTGGGGCCAATCTGCCTTACAACCACTAGCCCAGTTCTGTTTATCATTGTTTGAATAATTTTGAAAATTAGAACCCGGAAGTTGGTATGAATATGGCTCACATTCCCAATTTGTTGTTCCACATTCATAATTATAAAAATCTTGTGTCCAGTATCCACTTGATCCCCACAATTGCCACCAAGGTCTATTAGTACTAACCCATCGCCAATTCCATGAACTACATGTTTTACTATTATATTTCCAATTACAATTTCTATATCCGGAACGATATTGTCCAGCATTACATGGTCCATTATAATTCCACCAATTATAACATGTCCCATTTTGATTTGACCATCCATTTGGACAAGCTTGTGAATAATCTGTATATGTATATGGTGTTTTTTTCTCTGGTGTATATTTATTTGCGAAACTTGTTGAATTATATTTACCTAAATTAGTAATATACGTATTTAATGATACTTTTTTAAGGGCTAAATCTAAACAGGTTGTATTTTCATTATTGTTTGTTTCATATATATATTTTTTAAATATGTTCTGATTTGTTTTTATTGTATCTGGCCTACTTAAAGCTTCTGATGTTGTCATATCTAATTTTAACATATAAAATATATTTTATATGTTTTATATGTTTTATATGTTTTATTTTATAATTCTTATTCTGATTTGAAGCCGGGGTAAAATTCACACGGAACTGTTGTAGAAAATTTGGTTCCTTTATTCATCGATGTTAATTTACTGGGGTCTCCATTCCATACACACGTATAAACCTTTGGATTTGTCTGGCCAGTATAATACTGTTCAGGAGTTGCCATTTCTTCTTCCGTATTTAAGCTATCATAACCTTTCAATGTCGCCCCAATTTCTGGAACATCGCCCTGTTTCCACACATTTATACTATTATCCAAATAGACTTCGTTCGCATTTTCTCGATATTGTTCAGTATTTGTTGAATTATTAATTGGTGGTTTTTTATTAGGGTCTGGGTATGGTTTCGGTAGTTTCTTTTTACTGACACATTTCTTATCATCCAAATTTAATAATTTTCCGGCTTCTTTAACTACACTTAATACTTCATCTCGGACTTCAGAAGGAAAAGTTCGCGCAATTTCTTTTGCCTCTTTAACATACCTAAAAATAATAACAATCGCAGTAATAATTCCACAAAGACCAATAAATAAAAATCCGAATAAAAGAGTTATGTTTCCTAAACTCATTAGTAGAACAGGAAGAATCATCAGAAACAAATAAAGAATAATGGATTTCATTATAGAAATAATCATATTCCTCTTTTTGTGTACATGGTCGTTCAGGAAAATGACTTCATCTTTTGTCATAATTTCTTGGTTAATGTCATTAAGCGTTTTAACATTCTCAATCGCATCCTCATCATATACTTTTATAGTCTCATCTAACATTCCATCATTTATTTTATCAACTGATTTATTTAAATCTAGCATATTTTTCAAGTTATCAATACGCTCTGTCCTGTTTGTATCTTTTAATTGTTGATACATCTGAATTTGAGCTCGTTGTTCGTCTTCCGTTTCTTTAAGTTGTGGCGCAAGTGGTTTCGAGTTATAAACTGACGAAATATTATTTGCTACATTATCCATTTCATTATAGGATGTTTGAATATCTGTCATATATTTTTATATTACAAAATAATATAAGAATTTTAGAATTTTAGAATTTTAGAATTTAAATAATTATTTTCGTGTAAATGAATAAACCATTAGAATAATAACCAATAGCGCAATAATAAGACAAATAAACACATATAATACTTTCTTATTAAATATTGTTTTATTAATTGTATTTTCCAATTGAACATCACGCGTATTCAATAAATCATTTTTTTCATCTAAAAGTATCTGATTCCTTTTTATCAAACTTTTTACATTATATAAATCACTGACACGATCCTTTAAATCTAAATTCTGATTCATTATTTTAGACTGTATATTCAATGCTTTATTTTTTAAATTGTATTCATGTGCCTTTGCTAAATTAACACTGCTATTAAAGTTTACTATTTTACGTTGATTCATGCTCATATATTATTCTCCAACATTTAATTTTTTATTAAAAAAAGCGTAAAAACATATCATAATAATAACGAAAGCTAAAATAACTGAAAATAAAGAATAAATAACCTTTTTCTTGTAAAGATTTCGGTCGATTGATAACTGCAACATTTTATCACGGGTCTCTAAAAGTCTCATCTTATCCTCAATTTCTTTTGTTTGACCATAAACCTGTTTCTGTTTTTCTTCTAAAGTATCCGACTTCTTTTCAATCAGATTAGATGTTTCATTAATAACTGACTTCGTATTCAATATTTCAGTCTTTATATTATTCAAATTACTCAAATCTTGTGGATTCTGAGTAGACAGGGTAGTAAAATTTTCTAATAAATCCTTCATAAAATGTAGTAGAAAAAAATATTTTTACTTTCTATTTACATAATAATTGGCGCCATATAACAATAATAAAAACAGCGCTAAAAATATACCAATCATAAACGTGTTATTTTTTGAACAATTATAATTCTGATTGGAAAAACCCTCTAATAGATATGGGTTAAATGATTTATATCCCGGAATTCGGTTAGATGTCCCCTCTGGTAAACCGTGCTCATAATTATAAACGGGCTTGTCATTAATATACTTTTTTTCGTGTGGATAAGCCCAATAATTCTTGTTTTCGAGCAATTTCTGGCTAGGATACGGATAAAATGGATCATCATTTACCATAACAATATTCGCCTTATTTCCTAAATAATCAATTGGGGGTGAGGAATGGGGTGATTGCGCGATTCTTTCCATTCGTTTCTTCTCTTTTTTAAATGGATATTTATCACTAAACTGGTTCCCACGAACATAATTTGCGTTGTCTAAAATAGTAGCATAATATGGTTTTGTGTCTCCATCATATGTATCTGTGATCGGATCTTCGAACAACTGACTGCGCGGAGATGGGGATAATACGAAGTGTTGTGAGCGCTTTCTGTGATAATTTCCAGAAGCGGGAGTACTCTCTATTGTATCGTATGCGAGTGGTGTATGTTGCTGATTCGTAGTATTATAAGAAAATGAAGATAAATCGTGGGGTTCGTTTATGTTAAATTGTAGATTATCTTTCATAATTTTAGGAATATTTTTATTTTACGATTCTGTAATAAATACTCTCTCCGGTCATTGGACTATTACGAACAATCTGACAAACAGTTCCAGTCTTCATCCCATAATACTTGGCTACGGGGTCAGTCGGTAGCAATTTCGGTAATTGACTCTTTGTAGCGTCAAAGTTATCGATGACTTTCTTGGCTTCATCCTCAGTCAAAATAGTGTGTTTCGGAACAAGTTCATGATGTGTAATATTGAACATAAGCATCTTCGTAAGAAAGACTTCGTATAATTTGAACTCGTCATTGAGAAGCTCTTTTGCGATTTGGGGAGTTGGTTTGTCCTGCGTAATAATGACGACAGTCATCTCCTTCGTCGGATAGTTTTCGTCAATATATAGCTTTAAATTAAGAAGGTCTTTTTTACTAAATGTTTTCGTTTCCAAAATATGATGGACATATATCCCCTTGGAATTTGATGATTGATGTAGAGAAACGATATTAATTTGATTCTCTTCTAAACGATTCGAAAAATCTTGATATGTCATCATTAAATCCTCATCCGATACTTTAAAACCGCGGTCCTGAATCATTTCGAGCGTGGTTTTACGAATATTAAAATAAATTTTTGTTTTAGAATTTCCTTCCATTATATATTTAATTACATTAACTTTTTTAAATTAAA